GGGTGTGATGCACCTGTGTGGTGGTTCCATTCCCGCGCCTGACTGACCAGCTGGTCGCTGCATTGGCAGCTCAGTTCCCTGAGCGAGCTGCTGATCTCGACTGGTCAGAAAAGGAGGTGTGGTTCCGAGCTGGGCAGGTGTCGGTTGTCCGCTGGCTTGCTTCCAAGTTGGAGGAACAGCAGGAAGGCGCCTTTGTGCTGGAGGTGGACTGATGTGTATGGGCGGTGGCGGTGGCGTTCAGGGCGCCAAGATCAATGACCGCAAGAAGGAGATGAAGAAGTCAGGCAAGCAGCTGAAGAAGATCACCAAGGCAATCAACCGGGTGGTCGGTGATGAGCTGATGCGTGAAGGCATCAAGGCTGACGACACCCCGCTGCTTGCCGCACAGCACCTGCTGCACTCATCCAACAGCATGTTGTCGGGTGTGCTGGACCGTGCTGGCCAGCTGCAGGAGGCCGCGGCCAACAGCCAGGCCATGGTCGGTCAGAACGCTGCACAGATGGCTGCGCTGGTTGGGCCGCCGCCACCGGAGAAGAGTGCCGAGAAGGTGGTGGTGGGCAAGGCGAGAGGTGTGGAGACTGAATCCGATCGCAACCGCAGGAGCCTGCGGATTGACCTGAACACCAGTACCTGAGGCACCGATGGCGAACAACAACAAGAAGACCAGCTCAAGCAAGCCCAGCTCAAGCAAGCCCAGCCCTGCCCCAGCCAAGACCTACGCCAACGACAAGGGGCCTGCTGGCAACACAGCACCGAAGACAAGTCCTTTCCCCCCTGGCCAGCCGCAAGCTGTTGCCCCCAGGTCTTCCGGTGGCGGTCTGGGCTCTCAGCTCAAAGCGGCCGGTGCCGTCCTGACTAACAAGGAAGCGCTGCAGATTGCCGCTGACACCGGCAAGAGCATTGCCCAGATCATGGACAAGGCTCTGCAGAACGGGCAGGGGCTTAACTCAGGACTGGTCAACAGCTATTCCAAGAACCCTGCTGCTGCGCAGCCGTACCTGACGGCTACCAGGCCCGAGTCGTTGAACCCCCTGGCGGGCCTGCTAATGCAGAAGGGTCAGGTGTACATGGGTGCCACCCAGTACAACACCCCCCGGACATCAGTGCCGCAGCTGGATGGTGGGTTCGCTACCAACTACGGGACAACCACCTACAACCCCATCGTCACCCTGCGGGGCATGGTCCCTGGTGGCAGGAAGGCCCCTGCAGCGGCAGCTCCTGCAGCGCCAGCTGACGCCTCCAAGGGGCCGGTCGGTGAATGGGAGGAGTCGGTCAACAACAGCAACCAGGCCCTGATCGACGCCATCAACGAGCAGATCAAGGCCAACGCATCCCAGGCCGAGCTGTACATGGGGCAGATCAACAGCCTCATGCAGTCGATGAACCAGGCCAGCCAGAACGGTGGGCTGCAGTCGATCACCCCCTACGCCGTCACCAGCACGTCTGTCGATCCGGCATCCGGCGCCAAGACCACATCAGCGATCACACCACGCAAGAAGCCAACGGACACTGACCTGTCCATCAGTCCGCTGGTGTCTTCACTGGCCGGCACTGGCCTCAACATCGGGATCTGATCATGGCGACAGCTGAGCAGCGTTACCGCGCCCTTCAGTCCGATCGGGACTACTACCTGAGCCGTGCGCGGAGTGCTGCTCGGCTGACCGTGCCGTACCTCATCCCGCACACCAACGAGCCAACCTCGAACAACAACGAGGTGTTCACCCTGCCGTGGAATGGCATCGGTGCCCGTGGTGTTCACAACCTGGCCAGTCGGTTGCTGATGGCCCTGCTGCCACCGACTGAGAGCTTCTTCCGCTTCACGTTCAACGACGTGGAGATGCAGAAGCAGGAGGCCGCCATGGCTGAAGGCGGTGCCAGCGAGAGCCAGATCGCCAAGGCCAAGACTGAGATGGAGGTGGGCCTGGCCCGTCTTGAGCGCTCAGTGCTGCGCAGCATTGAAACCAGCAATGACCGGGTGGCAGTGCATGAGGCACTGGTGCACCTAATCGTTGCTGGCAACTGCCTGCTGTACGTGTCCGAGGACGGTCTGCAGTGCTTCCACCTGAACCGCTACACGCTGCTGCGGGACCCGATGGGCAACCCGATCGAGGCAGTGGTGTGCGAGGAGATCGCTGAGGATGCCCTGCCGAAGCGCATCCACGATCACCTGGAGGAAGAGGACCCTGAGTTCTACGGGATCCTCGATGCTGACCCTGCCCCCAAGGCAACCACCAAGTCGATCCGGATCTACACCCACATCCGCTGGGAGGACGGCAAGGTCACCTGGCACCAGGAGGTGAAGGGCAAGGAGGTGGAGGGCACCAGGGGCAAGGCCAATGCCTCTGCTTCGCCATGGCTGCCCCTGCGCATGATCCGCCAGGACGGCAGCAGCTATGGCCCTGGCTATGTGGAGTCAGCCTGCATCGCTGATCTGAACACTGCTGAAGCACTGAACCAGGCCATCGCTGAGGGTGCGCTGGTATCCGCCCAGGTGAAGCACCTGGTCAAGCCAGCTGGTGTCACCAACGCCAAGCAGCTGGCCGAAGCACCGAACGGCGCGTTCCTACCCGGCAACCCGGATGATGTGTTCACCGTTCAGACCCAGAAGAGCGGCGATCTGCAGGTGGCCATGATGGGCCTGCAGCGTGTGGAGACACGTCTATCCCAGGCCTTCATGTTGGCCGACATGCGGGACGCTGAACGAGTCACCGCTGAGGAGGTGAGGCTTCAGGCCCTGCAGCTGGAGAACAGCCTGGGTTCGATCTACTCGATCCTCACGGTTGAGTTGATGTCTCCCTATGTCAGCCGGAAGCTCGAGCTGTTCGTGCGTTCAGGCGGCATGAAGGCCATGCCTGAGGGTCTGGTGAAGCCGGTGGTGAGCGTTGGCCTGGCAGCAGTCGGCCGCGGCAATGACCTGGAGAAGACCGCCCGGTTCATGCAGATCCTGCAGCAGACGCTGGGGCCTGAAGGCATCGCCACCTACGTGAACCCATCCGAGCTGATCAAGCGATTGGCCGGCTCGATGGGCATGGATGTCCTTGGTCTGGTCAAGTCCGAGGACGAGCTGGCTGCTGAACAGCAGCAGCAGCAGCAGATGGCGATGGCTCAGCAGGCCATGGCCAGCCCAATGGCTGATCCACAGAAGCAAGCCATGGCTGCCGCCACTCAACAGGAGATGGCGATGGCCCAACAACAACCCACTGAGGACGTTCCTGCATGACCGATTCACAGATCACCCTGTCCAGCCCTGAAGCTGAAGCACCGTCGATGGTGGCCCCTGGTCAGGAGGGGCTGCTTGAGGAGTTCATTGCCGAGCAGGAGGCTGAGCAGCAGCAGGAACAAGGCGAGTCGGACCTGCTGCTGGGCAAGTTCAAGTCAGCCGATGACTTGGCCAGGGCGTACCAGGAGCTGGAGAAGAAGCTGGGCCAGCCCCGCGATGCTGACCCAACAGAAGAAGTCTCCCCTCCTGCTCAGCCTTACACGCGAGAGCAGTCCGTCAACGATTACGGCGAGTTCCTCTCGGATGTGTTTGAGACCGCTGAGGTCAACCCGTATGAGATTGCCCAGAAGTGGGAACAGGGTGCTGACCTGACGGAGTACGTGGACAAGCTGGAAGCAGCTGGCATCCCACGGCCGGTGGTTGAGCAGTACCTGGCCAAGCCCGAGGCATCGGCTCCTACCGCCGAGCTGACGGCTGATGACACCGCTCAGATCAAGGCGATGGTCGGCGGTGATGAGGGGTTCCAGAAGCTGAGCGCCTGGGCGGTGGACAACCTCGAAGCCCAGCAGTTGGTGGACTACAACACCGTGGTGAACAGCGGCAACAAGGATGCAATCCGCTGGGCGCTCAAGGCCATGCAGGCGATGCAGTCCGGTGGCAAGCAGCCGTCAGAGCCGAAGCTGATCAGCGGCAAGGCACCGGGTGAGGGTCTGAAGTTCGAGTCCAAGCAGCAGGTGCTGGATGCAATGACCAAGCGGAACGACAAGGGCCAGAAGCTGTACGACGTGGATGAGGCGTACCGCGAGAAGGTGCGAGCAATCCTCGCCAGGAGTGATGTGTTCTAGTACCTTCAGAGCAGGGAATACTCCTCACCCCTGCAACTGACGGGCCCCTGCGGGGATAACCCGAGCTGGTGAAGGCGGAAGTGAGACCCGATCACTTCTCTTTGCAAACTCATGGCTACTCCTCCCGATGCCGCGCTGCAGCGGATTGGTCAGATTAAGGGCGATGCCGCCACGTGGGGCCCTGGTGCTGCTGGTCTAGACAAGGACCGTGCTCTCTTCCTGAAGCTGGGTGCCGCTGAGGTGCTCACTGCTTTTGAGGAAGCTTGCATCTTCAAGGGCAAGACCCGCGAGCGGAACATCAAAGGTGGCAAGAGCGTTGCCTTCCCCATCACGGGCAAGATGGCAGCTCGCTATCACAAGCCGGGCACTCCGATTCTGGGCGAGGGCAACGACCCTTCCGACCTGAATGAGCGAGTGTTGAACCTCGACGCTCTGATGATTGCTGATGCAGCGATCCCTCAGATCGACGAGCTGATGGCGTACTACGACGTGCGTTCCATCTACACCACTGAGCTCGGCCGTGCTCTGGCCTATGAGTACGACAAGCGTGTGGCCCGCATGATCTATGCGGCTGCCGCTAACACCACCGAGCCTCTGGCCAAGGACGGCACCGCCAAGCCCAAGGGCCCTGCCAACAACACCGGCCGCATCGGTAAGACCATCACCCTGGGCACCGGCTACACCGGTGCTGGCGCC